TGCCACGTTGTACCCAGCCCATCAGAGCCAACCCGCATAATCATCTGTCGTCCACGAATACGGGTATAGATAATATTGGTGAACTGCTCAATCGTCACTGTGGAAGTACGGGCAACAGCTTTGGCGGCTTCGGTGTTAAACCCAGACCCGGAACCATTCATACCGTAAAGCGTCATGGTGACTTGTGGGTTTGCAACAGTAGACCCTTGGAACGTCAGATCAGGCACCATGCGCCATACAAACCCGAAGTTCTGCCCATCTTCAATATCAAACTCTGCTGACTCAATATAAGCTTCAATTGCAGTAGCCGTACCTGTGGAGTTATCGTCCACACCATATTCATGATCAACAATGTTGTATTCGTAAGTTGCCGCTTCAGGATAATTACGCAGCCCCGAATCAAGCCAAGCAGTGCGCCCCATCGTGCCGTAATACCAAATATCTTCTGCGTAGTTGTACACAACGTACTTATCAATGACCGTCGAATTCGCAGAGCAGTAGAACCACCAGACTTCGTTAAACCCTTCATTGGTTCCGGCAAATATTTGGTCAAGCTGTGAGACATTAATATCAGAAAAGATATATCGGCGCATATCACAACGAAGTGTTTGCACTCGTCCGTTATAGGTGTAAAACTTATCAACCCCCATCCAATACACCACACCTGAAGCAACAGCCGTAGCGTTTGGTCCAACGATAGATATATTGTCGCCAAGTAACTGAGACCCCCACACAAACGGAGGACCGAGATACTGCAAGGAGTACAACGCCGAATCAGTCCACACTAAGATCTCTTGGCGTGTTTGAAGCTCAGAAATAATCTGTGAACCGTGGGATAAACGCAGACTACCTGCTTGGTTTGTGGCAGCAGGTACAAAATCAGTAACCGACTCTTGATTACCCCAACGAATCAGCATCGGATCAAGCACAGCACTGCCGTAAGCTGTTGTACCAAAGAGTAGAAGAAACCGAGATGTATCGGAAACAATCATGCCGTTTTGTTTTGACGGCACATCAACGAGTTCAGAAATATAGACATCCGATCCGGTGGATGCGGTGTTAACAAGCGCTCCTGTGGGGGAAGCTGAGATATTTGCCGTTGCCCCATCTACATTACGCAGATAGTACGTTGTACCCGCAGTAACCCCAGAAGGCATTGTGCCGGTGGTAGCAAATTTAACCGCAGTGCCCTCGGACAATAAAACCGAAGCAAACGTAACAACCGTAGGAGAAGCAGAAGTAAAGGTTACATTCCCGCCAATCGAATTAAGAGCAACGCCACGAGTAGTAACACCATTAGTTGCATCCCAATAATAAATAGCGCCGCCCCGGTAGCCAAAGACTAAATCTTCACCCCAGTTCTGGGCATCCCATAACCTTAACCGCTCAGTACCGGCAACACCCGTACCCCAGCCGCCCATACCCCAGCCACCAGAACCCCACCCAATAACGGCACCTTGGATAGCGGGGCCAACATCAATTTCGTATTTAGCAGTTACCGTACCACCGCCTGTGGCAGTGCTTGAAGCATTCGATGCGGCTGTGATGGTGTAAGTATTGGTTGTAACGTTTGCTATCTGGTAGTTACCGTTAAGCGTTAACCCCCCAACGGCTGAAGCTCCACTGAAAGTTACAAAATCCCCAGTCTTTCCCCCATGAGAAGCGTCGGTTACTGTAACAACTGCTGAGCCACTTGCCGTCGTAAAAGGGTTTGTTAGGGTTGCTGTCTCTCGTATGGGAGTAATGTCGTTGTAGACTCCACCTCGCTCAATATAAAACTTAAGATTTGTGCCTACCGCAAGCAGGTTTTCAAAACTAAGCGTCACCCAATTCCAAAGAAACCGACACACCCCTTGGAATGTGTAAGGAGAAATACGCTGCCACCCACCAATCTTCTCGGGGGTGCCTTGACGAAACCGAACCTTCTCACTGATATACCAACCATTCTCATTTGTATATCGAGTATTTTCTTGGTTTGTTCCGGGCTTAAAAAGTATTTTCTTGAGTGGCATTAGTCACCCCGTAGGTACAACGCTTTTTCAGCTTTGCGGCGGCGCACCAATCCCGGTAACACTTTGCCTCCGCCCATAGTCCACATCATAAACGCTTCTGCTGCGCCTTCATAGTCAGCACGGTTGTTCTTCATTCTTATCGTAGAACTCTGATAACGCCCAGGTCCAGCGTTGAACGCAAAACTGACCACAGCGTCGAAGCTTGACTGACGGCCAGCAAGATTAGGAGACATTCGCAAAACAGCGCGTTCAAAACGGACGAGATCATTCTCAAAAAGGCGATCAATCTCCTCCTGCGACCAAGTGCGATTATCTTGGGCTGCAAGCGGGTAGTCCTTGCGAAGGATGCCGGTATAGCCATCTTTCCTCAATACAGGTAGATTGATTTGCTCTTGGTACAGGACATGACCGTAGCCAATCGTCCAAATGTGGGCAGGGCATAAGTAAGGCTTAAAACTCTTACCTTCAAAACTGTGCATCAGATCAATGCCAGCCTGCCCTGTCTTCATTTTTTCTGCCAACTACGGGAACCAAACCAAAACCCAATGATGCCGCCAAGCATTGCCATTTCATCGTCGGAAAAGATAATGGCACTAACCCGAATCAAATCGTCAATGTTTTGCACAAGGTGGGGGTGCTGCCAGACGTAATACGCAAGCACAGCGTTGATGGCAATCAGCTCTAGGATTAGCAAGTAAGTAACGTTAGGCCGCACCGTACCAATGTAATTCACCACCCACTTGCTTGACTTCTCAATGATCTGCTTGTCGTGATCCAGTGCTGCAACTGTCATTTGAGCGTCAGTCTGCATGGCGATCTGGTCGGTGCGTATCTCTTCCACACGCTGCTGGGCAATAAAACCTTCCTTGGCTAAGGCTAGCTCGCGCTCCGATTGCATCCTTGCAAGCTCAAGCTCATGGGCTTGGTCGGCTTTGTTTTGGAAGTAATCAAGCAGTTTAGGTAGGCCCGAGATTAGCAGCCCACCTAGTGTGGAGAGGAGTGAAAGCATTATTTTTTCTCCGGGCTGGCTGTTACAAGATCCGCGCCTTTCTTAACTGTTACTTTGCTGCCCTCAACATCAACCTGCATGGGAGGTTCAGCACGATCCAGCTTATCAAGACGGGTGATCAAATCCTTGATGACTTCAAACTCAGGCTTTTCTTGCTTCGCAGCAGTTCCGGCAATGCCGTTAAGCATCTGGATAAGTGCAGTAAGTGAAGCGCCAAGAAGACCCATAACAGCAGCAATTTTTTCGCCATCAAGGAAAAGCGAAGCGCCTACACCCACGAGCACAATCAGGAAGATGTACAACAGCCCATCTTCACCAATCGCTTTACCAGCCACTTCTTTGGCCGAGTCTTGTGCTTTAAGCTCATCAAGCCTTATCCTAGCTTGCGCCTTAAGGACTGCTAACTCGTGGGTCTTGTCATCCATCATGCCACCGCCACCTTTCTAAAGTGGGTTTGTGTATGTAGTTGTGACCCCATTATTAGTTAGGGTCCACGGACCGCCGCTATTGGCGGTGCTGTTATCAATGACTGTTATATCTTGGCAGGTAAGTAGTTTAGTGTTTGAAATATTTGTTAATGGTGTAGTAGGTACAGCGGGGGCAGAAGAAACACCTGAACCAACTATGAAGCGTAAGTTACTTATAAGCCCATTAAAATAAGTAGAGTAATTACTAAATTTACCTACGTAAATTCCACCTTGAGACATACTATAAGTAGTTGAACTACTTCCCCTTAACACCGTGTTTGTATCACTGGCAAGGGCAGCAAAAAGTCTTGTAGTCCCGCCACTCCTCGAAACACAAATGTAATACCAAGTATTTATCGATAAACCGTATGTTGTTTGTATAGATGTGTCTCTTTGGCGTAAGGTTAAACGCCCTGTGGTAGGCGCTAACGTTACAGCAAAACCATAACTAGAGTTATTCAACGATAACCAATTAGTGTCAAATATAGGAGACCCAAATCCAGAAGTGCCAATAGCATATGGGTACACAAAACACTCAACTATATAGTCCCCAGTACCTACAGCAAATTGAGCATTTGACGGCACAGTAAAATACGAAGCTCCATTAAAATCAAAACTTGCATACCCTGGAGTTGGAAGTTCGCTTGATACAGCGTCGCTGCCTGTAGCTGTTTCAGTAATAGTTGTCTGATAAGTAGAATTAGCTGTGCTTGATACAGCGTCGCTGCCTGTAGCTGTTTCGGCAATAAGCCCAGAATAAACGACGCCGCCGACACCAAAACCAAAACCCCGAGCACCTCCAGCAGCTAAACGTTGAATAACCGGCATATCAGTCTCAGGTGAATTTGGTTTGAGAAGCTAGCACCGTGAACGTGGCCGATGCGGTTTTAATAATCGTATATACATAAACGTCAATACCTGAAGCGTTGCCCCCGGTCCAAGCAATACCACCTTGATACTTTGGTGTGATGGTGTTGCCGTCAACCTGAATGACGTTGTTGTAGTAAGGTGTTGCGTTCTGTGTAGCCATCAATGCTACGGTCACACTGCGCCCCGTAGCCAAAGCTGTGTTTAGCGTGGTGCCCACTGAAGCTCTAAAATTAACCGTCCAGTTAGACCCCCCAGCACCGCCTGTGTAATAAATAACTGATTGCGTGGTTACATCGTAACTGACAGTAGCCGGGACTACCGTAGCGTTAACCGTCACAACTTCCGACGAGTTAGCAAGCACTTGAGCAAGATTCGCCGAAGTACCAGAAAATGTCTGAAGCGCCGTGAATGTTGAGGCTGTACCGGGGGCTACATAATCTGTTCCGGCAGTGGCAGGGGTGACAACCGTAGACCCCGCACCTTTAATAAGCTGCCCTGCTGTAAGTGTGGCAGCAGCCTGCACACCAAGACCTACATAATCCGTACCATTAAATACTGCAACAAGCGAAGCACCGGGATTAATCGTAACACCTGTTTGCCCTGAAGCCTTAACAGTTAACGTGTAGGTAGCGTCAGCATTAATAATTTTGTACGAGCGCGAGGACGCAGGGGCTATGATGGTGGAGTTGGCGTTAAGACTTGTGACTCGGATTGTTGAATATTGTGCGCTGTTGTAAACAATATTAGTTGCGCCTGCATCGCCTTCGGTAAGCGTTAACGTCAGATCGTAGTTAGGAGAACCTGAAAAGTTTGAACCTGTCAGGTTAGTAATTCCTGCGACGGCAATATCAATATACTGCGTCAGACCATTATTAACAGCGTTACCCCATGAGCCGACTTCGGTGTCAGTCTCAATAATGGGTAAATCAAGGAGTGCGGTTCTTGTAATGGGCATGGTTTACCTCATGTCATACTGACGGGTTGCCAGTTGGAAGTTTGGTTTGTATTAATTTCTTGCCAGTTTGCAACTTGGGAATCATCAATAAGCTCCCACAAGAACCGACTGAACGCTTCATCTGTAATAGAGGCTGACTCACTAACAGCAACATTAAAGAGCCCTCCAGCCTGCGTTGTGTCCGCGCCCTGCGCTGTTTCAGAGACCGAATCAACAAAATCAGCACGAGCCTCGACATTATCCACTGCCGAGGCAGCTTCTGCAATGATCCCACCCAGAAGTTGCAGTACATCGATAGCGTCTGCACCAGTTGCAGCCTCGGAAACAGCTTTATCGTATAAGAACCCACCAAGCGTCGTATCCGTACCTGTAGCCGATTCAGTAACTGCACTATCAACCACCCGCGTACCTAAGACCTCATCAGACCCCGTAGCTGACTCAGCTATGTCGCTTGTACCACTGAAAATTGCAGCCGTTGTGTCTGTGCCGGTCGCTGTCTCGCTAACGCTCGCTGCAAGTGTTTGCAAGCTATCAACACTGTCAGTACCTGCGGCTGTCTCGGCAATAACACCCTGAAGGACGCGCTCACCTACAACCGAGTCCGAACCCGTGGCAGTCTCATCAACAGACTTACCGAAATCTTCGCCACCGACAATGTCATCGGTTGCAGTAGCACTTTCGCTAACTGCGCTTTCAAACGTAGCCGTACCAATAACAGTATCAGCGCCCGAGGCAGATTCCGAAACCTGTACTTCAAAGGTCTGTTCTGAGGCAACAGCATCACTTGCTGTAGCTGTCTCGGCTATCTCACCGGCTTTAAACTGCTCGCTATCTACCGTATCGCTTGCTGTGGCGGACTCTGCAACAGCCCCTTGGTAAGCAATATTTGCATCCGTAGTATCCGCACCGGTCGCGCTTTCTGTAACGCTGGCGTCAAATGATAGGTTTGCAGTAGTAGCGTCTGCACCAGTTGCGGTTTCTGCTACAGATGCTTCTGTAGACAGCGTGGATGTTATTGCGTCGGTAGCTGTAGCTGTCTCTGCTTCTTCAACGTTTTGTGTGGCTAGTGTGGAGATACTGTCCGAGGCTGTGGCCGTTTCAGCCACATTAGTGTCAATAGCTCCTTCGGTAAACGTTACCGTGCCAGTGCCTGCTGTGATGGTGTAGGTGTTAAAACCCCCAGAGGTTGAAGAAGAGTAAGTGACTCCTGAGAAGCTAGCATCGTAAGTATCTTTAATTCGCAGGACAACAACACCTGAGCCGCCCGTGCGCCCATTTACGTTGGTTCCGCTTTCGCCACCACCACCGCCCCCTGTATTAGGCGAGCCGTCTGTTCCGGGCTGAGATGTTCCCTGACCGTTACCGCCACCACCAATACCTCCAACACCAGCAGTTCCCGATGCGCCACCACCGCCACCACCGTAGTAAGAACCTGTAATTGCGGACAGAACACCGGGGCCACCGTCTCCACCCTTAGTAGCTGGAGTAGCCGCAGATTGCCCAGCACCGCCCGCACCACCACCGCCACCACCTCGACCGGTTCCGGTGCCACCACCAGCACCACCTGCGTAACCCTGAGTAGCTGGACCCCCAGACCCACTAAATGACCATCCGCCACCACCGCTTGCACCAGAGCCGCCACTACCAAAACTGGGACTTCCGGAGCCAAAACCACCTCCGCGACCGCCGCCATAACCAATTACAGAAGCAAATTGGGATGGATTGCCAGCAGTGGCGGCAATTGAAGGGTTGGAGATATAAACCTGCCCCGAACCTCCGGTACCAACAGCTACGGTGTAGGAGGTATTTAAGCTGTAAGTCGTGTCATTAATCGCTTCAACAACACCTCCAGCACCACCACCTCCTCCAGACCCACTGCCTGAACCACCGCCACCACCAACAACAAGGTAGCTAACAGCAAAGTCAGAACCAGCAGTTGCGTCAGAACCCGAAGCAGTTTCCGAAATGGAAACGTCAATAACGTTTGTGCCTTGGGTTGTGTCTGAGCCTGTAGCTGTTTCTGCTAAGGCTGCTTGTGCATCGAGAAGTGTATCTAGCGTATCGGCAGCGTTGGCCGATTCTTGAATTACCGCATCAATTGGCCCTGTGCCACTGCTAACCGCTGAGAACGGCGAGGCTGAAAATGGATCAAAGCCGAACACATTGTTGCCTTATATGAGCTGTGCGGTGGTAAGGTTGATAATCTGATCAGTCGTGAGGGTTTCTGGGATTGTAATGGGTATTGCTTCTGAAGGCGATGTTTGCCAAGCACTCTCAACCCAAGTCTTACCTTCGTGCTGCCAGTTCCACTGATAGCCTGCCCTGTCTGCTGGCTTAGGGTCACGTATCAGCCATTCCCAGTTTAGCCATACCAGTTCTTTACCATCAGGAATGTCTGTCGGAGGCGAAGGAGCCTGTTGCCAGCCTTCAGTACCATCTGTTTCAGTGCTTGGGATAGACCCGTTCTTTGTCCAGTATTGCATGGTCTAGTCCTATAGGGTTGGGAATGCTGCTGTTGGGCTTGTTGTCACCGTTCTGGCGTAGCCTTTAGTTATTCGCACATCTTGTAAATAACCGTTTATTGATGTTGGTTGCGTTGGCTCGCCGCCAATATAAAATGGAACATTTGCCCCTATTGTTATGCCTGTAACACTTCCCGAAGCAATAGAACTACCGTTTCTGTATAACGTAAGTGTATTACCGCTTCTAACAGCAGCAACGTAATACCATTGGCCTGTTGTCCAGCCTGTTGTTGAACCTTGTTGTATATCTACCGCTCCTGCATTGATATAAAATCTTAATCCAAGCGAAGTATTG